TCTCCAAGCATACATATTGTAAAACCAGACATAGATAATCTGGCAAAGTTTGTTATGGATTCATTACAAGGCATATTGTGGAATGATGATTGTTTTGTAAGTGTATTAGAGGCAAAGAAGATATACTCGAGTAAACCAAGAACCGAGATAGAATATTGGAAAATAAAAGGAGATAAAGATGACACAAAAACAAAGAGTCCTAAATTGGCTAAAAAGAGGTAGAACACTTACACCATTGGAAGCATTGAATAATGGTATGGGTATGAGATTGAGTGCAATTATACACACTCTTCGAGGAGAAGGGCACGATATTACAGATATAGGGAAAGAAAAATTTGCAGAATATAAACTAATGTCAAATGATGGAAGATTAAATTTATAATTGTCGAGTAGAGAGCTGTTATCGTGAGAGCAGCCTAGGTCTTTTGAGAGATTTTTTTTACTTTTAACACTCTCATCCTTTCGACCTGTTTTGATACTCGACATAAAATTCCCTGTTATGGTAGATAGAATCACAATAGCTTTTTGGATAAAAAGGATTATTGTAACCTCTAGATATTATCTTTCTGACACAAAGACTATAGCAGGGATATAACTTAGAGCAGGTACGTTTCGATGAACGCCAATAATGTATAGCAATATTATACTCCTCACAACTACCTGCTCACACTTTTAAATAGGAGAATAAAATGGAAATTAAAATAGAAAAAGATATTCCTATACCTAAAACAGAATGGGAAAATATAAAGGAATATAAAAAAGCACATGTAAATGCAATGACAATATTAAAAAAAGGAGAATCTATTAAAATTAAAAACAGAACTTTTTCAACGGCTGAGGTTTGGGTGAGTGATGCAATCGGTGAATTAATTAAAAATGATAGAAAAGAAAATATAAATCATAAATATTTACATTATACAAAGTTGTTTTTAATTAAATCAATAGATAAAAAAACTCAAAGAGTTTGGAGGGTAAAATGAAAACTGATTTAGAAAAGTTTCAAGAAATAGTGGCAGATATAAATACAATTATATTTGGTAGACCTGCAAATGATGCTGAGGCAATGATGGTTAAAAAAGCTAAAGAGTTTTTAGAGTGGAATAATCTCGCACTAAAATATAGAAAACAATATCAAGACACATATAAAGACAAACCAAAGCCTAAAAGAAAAAGGGGAAGACCTAAAGGTTCTAAGAATAAAGTTAAGAAAGCTACGAGTAAAAGAAACAAGTGGTTGTAAGGTATTTAGGTCAAACAAATGTTACATGTGAAACCTGTAGTGCTCATATCCCTAGACACTCTTATGAATGGGAAATGCTATTTAAACACTTATATCCTGATGGTTATAAGACAACACACATTGTATGTGAAAAATGTGCTATGCGAGAGGTTGGTAAGAAACATTGGAATACGATAAAAAGAGGAGGGTAATGGAAGAGAAGAAACTTAAATTAGCTCAATTCCCATCGAGAGAAAATAGTGGTAGAAAAAAATCTAACGATGATAAAACTAAAAAGGTTTACAATAGAAGACAAGAAGAACTAAATAAGTTTAAAGCTTTGCCACCTGCTTATAACGGATGGTGGTATTACGAGATGTTTTCTAGAGATATATTCTATGCTTATCAAAGAGGAAAAAATAAAAAATGAAAACAAAACCTACTAAAATAACCAACAAAGAAATAACACAAAGATTAAATTATCTTTTGATGGAGTTGCACAAGCTCCAAGATTATCAAGGTAAACTATTTCAACTTGTAAATGATTATGTTGAATACAAAGGAGACCTTGATGGTTTGTCTAAACATATAGAAAAGAAAAATAAAGAGGCTAAGATATCAGGGACACGAAAGACTACATCCAAAAAGTAAAATCATTACCCTGTCTTGTGTGTGGACAGACTCCTGTTGACCCTGACCATTTATCTCATAGAGGCTTGGCAGGGAGAGGGGATACAATAACTAATACTATCCTCGATTATTCTTGTGTCCCCCTCTGCAGGGTTCATCACACAGAAAGACATGCCTATGGTTTCAGAAAGTTTGAAGATAAATATCGTATAAACTTATGGAAGGAAGCACACACAATATTAAGGAGGTATTTTGTTAAAGACTAAATCATTTAGAGCTAGAGTAGATAAAGAAAATCAGATACTCAGCTTTCATAACAAACAATCTTTTATTGATTTTATTAAGACAATCCCTGGCGAAGTTGATATTACAGTTACAGAAGTTTCATCAAGAACTCATTGGCAAAATAAATACTATTGGGGTGTTGTTATAAGAACTGTTATGCAAGATGAAACATATGGAGGCTGGACTAAAGATGAAATACATTCAGACTTTAAACAACGATTTAATGTGCAATCTACTACTAAGCTATCTGTTGAAGACTTTACTGAATACCTTGAAAGTATTACTAGGTGGTGTGCAGAGTATCATCAAATAATGATACCTGAACCTAACGAATCTATTTAATATTATTACTCAGGACCGTGATAATATTCTTTTATTTTATCAAATCTTTCATCTACTTCTTTGCCTTCATATTCATCTATTTCTGTTTTTTCTAATATGAGTTTTTGTAAAAAAGCATGTTGTTGTTCTGTCAACTCATAATCTAATTTTTTATTAACTTCATCAATAGGAGTTGTAATAAAATCATAATAGTCTTCAAATTGACCTAACTCTGCTTCAAAATCTTTTAATTTTCGATTAACATATGACTTGTATCCACCCATCCCCTTATGTTTATCTAATAAATATGGTATTCCAGGATGACCATAATATGCAAATCCTCCTACAAATGGAATGTGTCTTATACTTTTAAGACCATAGTATAAAGTATGTTCATTCTCATTCATACTTAGAGGTTCCATTTTTTTAGTTAAAGATAATAATGGAATAGGTGTTTTCCATCTAGCTAGTAATAATGCATCATTTAATAAACTAACGATTGGTCCTGAAGCTGCAAAGTCTACAGTAGGATTTTCAAAGAATTCCGAACGAGAAAATCTTTCAAATTTATAGCTACTTAACATAAATATAGAAAGAGCATTGTCCCAAACATGTTCTTTAAATGGATTATCTTCTCCTTTGAACCAATCTCTTATCTCGTCTCCTGCAGCTCCCGCAACTGCCAAACATGCAACTGATTGTAAAGATTCTTTCCAAGCCAAAGCTTTTTGTCGTTTTGTTGTTGCAATCGATAGATTTTTTCTTAATTTTTCTCTTTGAAAGCTAAACATTTTAATTTGCCAAGTTTTTAATTGACTCCACAATCTGTAAAATCCACCACCATCCATATATTTTGTTGTTAATTCAGAGTCAGCTACAGGTTGAATCTCTAAAAGTTTAGAATATGCTAATGTTAATACGTCGTTTGAAATCACACCATCTTTTAAGTGTTGAATTACATTAGATTTTAAATTGCCTTGTTCATCTACACCAAATATTTCTTCAAGTTGCATTTTGTATTGTTTTTTAGAGAAATTATCATATCCTGTTATTTCATTAGTTTTTCCAATTTTTTTGGCTTGTTTTTGATAATATCTAATTGCACTATTAATATAAGTTTCTTTTAACAATCTGTCTGCTTTGGCAAATCCATTCCATGCAAATATCTTTTTTAATGCATCACTTTTAAAGTCTCCTGCGTCTGATAAATCTTGAGATATTTTTTCTATTCCTATATCTTCTATAGTTGTTAGTTTCTTGCCTCTCATCTTGTCAATTACTACACCTGCAAAATTAAATACTCCAAATTCGCTTATATTTGCACCAATTTCACTTGTAGTACCTAATAAACTTGTAAATTGACCCAAGGTTGACATATATGTAATTTTTCTCAAACTACTCACCCAATAATTGCTATTTTGTTTGTTAAAATAACTTTGAAATATTGCTTTTGCTTCTTCCTTTTGTTTTTCGTTTAATTTATTTTGTTGAACAAGTTTATTAACTACTGCACCTATTGAATTTGTTAAATCTTTATTTATGTTTGCATTTTTTCCAAAAAACTTTTGTTTTTCTATTTGTCTTGCCATGTTTTCTATATAAGATACTATTGATACATTTCCCATTTTATAATATCCAATATTTTCTACATCTATTATGCCTACAGTTCTGTGATTTTTATTTTTTATACCAGGCATTTTTCTAAATGATTCCATTGTTTTGTTTATTATAGTGATTTTTTCTTCAAGAGTTAACTCTCTATCAAATTCCCTTTCCTTTCTTTTGTATTGCCTGTCTAGACTCGCTATAACTTCAGGCTTATCTTGCATTTCTTTTTCATACAGATATTCATAATATTGTCCAGGGTCTATTACTTGTCTAGGAAAATAATTTTCTACAAAAGATAAATCCATACCTGCATCATTAGCTTGTTTGAATATAGTATCCATAGCTTCTTTTACACCTTTGTATTCTTCTCTTAAATCATATCTATCTAAAGTTTTATTAATTCTTTCTAATTCGCCCGTATATAATGCAGAATCTAAAACACGTTGTTCTTTCATTGTTAGATTTTTATATTTTTTTAAAAAAGGAGCTATAAGCTTATTCATATCTCTTACAAAAAAATCTATATTTCTTTGATAGTCTATTAAAGCTTTTTTAAACATTGGATTAATTCTGTCTAGCCTTTCACTTATTGGAGCTCCATATGGACTAAGAATATCATAAGCTTTTTTTCTAAAGCCTCTATCATCTTTAGGGTAAAAATATAAATCTTCTTTTTTAGCATTTAATATAGATTCTTGTGGGTCTCTTTCAAGTCTTTGATTCCCTTTAAAAATTCTTTGCAAATAATCTTTAGAACCTTTGTATATTTTTTTAATATATCTTATTACAGAGTTATCAAACTTATTTACCATTTCATTTTTAAATTGTTTTAAATTTTTAGCTCCTTTTCTTATTATGTCTATTCCTGCTATAGACATAAGATTTATCTTTGAATCAATAGTAAATGAATTGTCTCCCCTTTTAAAAACAGAGCCATATGTTTTCTTTCCTATAACTATTGCAAGATTTTTTAACATCTTCAATCCTTGTGGCGTAATCCCCATAAATGCAAATTCACCACCTCCTGTTTCCTTATATTCTTTTACAAGAAAATCAAACATATCTTTTTTTGCTTCTTCGTCTTTTTGCTCATCTAGTTTTCTTTGAGCATCTTCTATATCTTTGTCTTTAGTAGTTAATTTTTTATTAGCTTTTGCTATGATAGCCTTGCTTTTTATTGGGACAAATTCTAAATTACCTTCTTCATTAAGGACTTCAAACTCCCAACTACCATCATCTTTCTTACGATGTATTCGGTCTTCAGACTTGCCTTTATATGTAGATTTAAATCTAATTTCATTATATGCTTTAGGTTGTTCAACTATAAAATCATCCTTCTTCTTTACAATTTTCTTTTTAGTTTTAGGTTTGTCTTTAGACTTTTTAATTTCAGCTTTATACTTTTTAATTAAATCATTAATTTGTTTTGGAGTTGCAAATTTTTTACTTAATTTTTTTGAAATAGTAAAGTTATTTTCTGCTGCTATAAGATTTTTTTCTGTTATTTTTCCTTTTTTAAACTGTTCTCTTGCAAATATCACAGCTTCAAGAGCTTTGTTTAATTCAACATTCCAATTTGAATTTGTAAGCTTATCTATTTCTGATACATTTGGTAGTGATTCTTTAAATTCTTTTATATCTTTTTCTTTTGCAGCTTTTTTTCCTTTTTTAGCTTCAGCTTGTTTTTCTTTTTTAATGTCATTATACACTACATCTAACAACTTTATCTTATTATCTATTCCTTTAATATTTATATTTCTTTTTTTAGCTAAATCTTTTACTACTTTTGCAGGAATATTTCTTCTTTCTGCAGGATTTTCCATTAATTTTTGCACACTATCTTCATTAGATAGTGTTGTTTCTAATTCTCGCACAGGGTCTACTTTTTCCTTGCTTGTTTTTTTATTTTTACGAATTTGTTCTTCAGGACCTTTTTGTTCAGGAACATCTTTTTTCTGAACATTTCTTCTAATAGCTTGAAATAAATCAAATTTACTTCTTGAAACAGGATTTAATCCTTTTGCTGCTTGCACTAATGTTTTATAATCTATTGCTTCTACGTTGCTTAACAAAGATTCAGCAACTGATTCATCTTTTAGCAAAGATTTTAATTTTTCAGGGTCATTTATTGCAGGAGCTTCTTTAGGCTTAGACTCTACTTTAGTTGTTTTTTCAAAATCTTTTTTAACTTTTGGAGCTTCCTCTACAGTTTCTTTTTGAGCAACATCTTGTTCTTTTTTATCATAAAATTCTTTGATTTGATTTCTTAGCTCATTCTTGTTAAGTCTTTTGCCTTTTTTAACTATTGGCAAATTTAATTCTTTTGATATATCTTTAAGCTCAGATACTATTTTACTATCAATCTGTTTATTCCTAACACTAGGAGTATTTGCTTCAAAAAGTTTTATGTTATATTTTGCATTTTCCTCTCTAGTTATTAGAACCTCTCTTCTAGAAGATTCAAGTTGTTCCTGATTTGTTCTTTTATCTTTCTTCTCTTGAACAGGTTTTACAACGTAATCATTTTCTGTTTTAATTAGCTCGTATTTTTTGTTATTTATAGTAAACTCTTTGCCTATTTCTGCCTCAAGAACTTGGCTGGTTATATTATTGCCTTCTATTATTGTTCCATTATAATTATCAATTAAATCTAAGTCAGATGATGAAAATAATCTTTTAGCTTCAGTATCTGTATTTTTATCAAAATCTTCAACATCTTTGTCTTGAATGTCACTATTTATAATTTTATCTTTTTTTGCATCTATAACGTCTTCTACATTTATATAACTACCATCTTCTATTTGAACCATAGGTCCTACAGGTGAATCTTTATCTATTCCTCTTTTTTCTCTTAAATCATTTTTAATTTCAGTATTTGCTTTTTCAATATTTTCTTTGCCTATAGTTTTTAAAAATTGTTCATCTGTTATTTTATATTGTTTCTTTTGTTCATCTGTTAATTGAATATATCCTGCAAGTGCTGTTTTGCTATCTAGTTCATTTAAAGTATTGTTCTCTAATGCATTAACAACCAAATCAAATGTTTGTATATTTTGTATTTCTTTTTTAATATTCCTAAAAGAGGCATATGTTCCTAACAAATCACCTACAAAAAATCCACTTAATCCACTTTGCAATAATCTATTTGATATATCTTTTGGTAAAGGTAAATCATTTTCATCCAAATATTTTAATTCTGCTTGTATATTTACAAATTCTTGTAAAGTTTCTGTTGCAGCCTCTGTTACACCTTGTGCAAATCCTTCTTTTAATGTTTCTTTTGTTACTCCTTTTTCAATTAATTTTCTAACAAATTCTTTTTCTAAACCTTTTCCTATACCTAATTTTTTTAATAACATTCCTGAAGGCGCACTTTCAATTAATGCATTAAACATTCCAACAGTCATAAGAACATCATCTGCTTCATCAGGCTCTAATCCATATTTTCTCGCTTCATCATATGCTAAACCACCTTCTAATATACCTGTTGTTGCCATAGCTGCTGCTGTACCTGCAACTATATTACCACCTGATGCAAGACTTGTAGCAAAACCTACACCTGTTGTTAAAATCATTTGAGGTATTTGTTGACCAATAAGAGATGCCCAAAATTGTGGCTCTAAAATCATTCCAATACCTTCTAATTCTACCATATTTTCAGGCATTTGCAATCGAGGAGTATCTTTGTATATTTGCTGTGCTTTTTGTCGCATAGCTAATCCATATTTAAATGTTTCATTTTCTCTTGTTCTTCTTCTAGCTTCTTCTACAGTTATTTCAGGAACAAACTCTTCTATTGTAGTTCTGTCTTGTCTTTTAAATGAAGTTGGTGCTATATCATCTCTTATAGCAGATTCAGAATATATTTTATTACCATCTTTATCTCTTACATCTTTATAAAATGCATCTCTTGGATTAGTTGTTCCTGCTGCTTCATAAACACTACCTAAAGCATTTCTTAGCTGTATACGAACAAAACTTTCTCCTTCTCTTGCAGTCATTGCTAAAAATCCTTGTGGTGCTACTGATGCAGACACAGGCTCTTGTCTTATTGAATCTTCTTGAGATACTAATGACATAATATTAGCTTGTACTGTATCTTCTAAACCTAACTTAACAGCCTCATCATGTAGTTTCTGTATTTTTGCCCTTTTTTGCTTTAACATTATGTCTTTTTCAAGAGCTCTATATCCATCTTCTATTGTATCAAATTTAGCAAATTCACCTTGTTCATATAAAAGTTTATTAGTATCTAAAGTTCTAACTTCTCTTGCAGGGGATGAGTTGTCTTGATTTCTAAATTTTAACATTCCAGGATTGTTAAATTCTTGAGATAAGTTTTGAGGTTTGTTAAATTTTTCTAAATTGTATTCCTCGCTTTGATTAAATCCTTCTAAAGTAGGAATAGTTTGAACTAATTTGTCTGTATCTATATCAAATATATTGCTAGTTGTATCTATATTAAGATTGTAATTTTTATTTATTAAAGATACTAAATCAGATGCATATTTTTCGGGGTCATTCTTATCATCTTTAGGAGCATATATTCTAGCAAATTCTGCAACTGTTATTGGAAATCTGTCATTTGATTTTTTAGAAGGATTAATTACATTTTCTTCAACATTTTCTTTTTCAACACCTGGACTAAACATTGCTAAAGGACCAGCTGAAAAATTAGATTGTTTTATAACTTTTTGTTTTTTAGCATTATTTAAAGATTCTTCTTTTTTTAATGCATTTGGACTAAATTCCATCAAATTTGACATTTAATCTCCTTCATTAGAAAACATACCTATAAATTTTTGTGCTGCTCTATTTATTGGATAGGGGCTACTATCTTTATAGTTTTTTATTTTTTTTGAAAAATTTTCTTCTATATCATCTTTATAATAGTTTAACATTTGATTTATTTGATAAGATATCAATTCAAGACCTTCAGGACTATAAAAGTCTGTGCCTGATTTTCTAAATTCTTCTACTGAGTCTTTTTTAGTACCATCTTTTTTGTCTATATAAAATACTGGATATCCATCGGGAGTTCTTTGTAGAAAATCTCTATATTTAAACATAGCTATATGAAATAACTGTAAAGCACTTTGTGCATTTTGATATGTGTCTGTGTCATCACTTTGTGAAAGATAAATTAATTTATTGTATGTATCTTGAGTCAAATTGTATTTTTTGCTTTCTATACCTGTGCCATCATTTTTAAACTCAGGCTGTAAAACAAAATAATTATGACTTAAATTATATTTAATAGCATCAGGTCTTATATTTGTTTTCTTTATATCTGCAGTTAAAGCTAACCTTTTCTTACCTAAGGGTTCATACTTAGTTGTTAGTCCTATTCCTTGAATAATATTATTAATTTCAGAACCTTCAAATGATAATGTATATATATCTTTTTGAAGACCTATATTTTTATTTTGAAATTCTTCAACTTCGTCAGCAGCTTTTTGTTTAAATTCAGGACTATCTTTTGGAAATTTAGATATAGATGCACTATCAATATCTTTTTTAAATTCTTTTTCTAATGCATCAGTTGCTTTTTTCATTTGAGGTTGTTTTAAAGAAGCCATAGCACCTGTTATAAAACTTTGTTTTTGTATATCATCTTGAAAGTTTTCATTAGCAGCTAATTGTATTGCATATTTAGCTTCTTCATAACTTAAATTATTACGTAAAGTTGTTGCAGGAATTACATTAAAATTAGAGTCATAAGATATATTGCCATAATCATCTATTTTAATTTGCGCTCTATCAAAATAGTTTTCACCTCCAAGCTCATAATTTGTTTCGACAAATTGCTTACCTAATCCTGCTGCATTATTTATTTGAATTTGCTCATTAAGTTGGTCATATTTATCATTATATTGGGTGTTTAATTTTTTTCTTGCTCCTTCATAATCTGCAAACTCTTGACTATATAGCTGTTCATTTAAAGATGCTGCATTACCTGATATGTTTTCTTTTTTGCCAATAGATGACAGTCCTATTGCAATATCATTACCAGCTTTAACTTTTTCTACTAATAATTTATCTAAATTTTCTATATTACTTTGTATTCCTTCTAAAGATGCTAATGCTAATTCATGTCTTCTTTTAGCTTCTGTTTCTTTAGCTTCTAGTTCATATTGTTTTTCGGCAACTTCTAATTGAGATGGCTTTCTTAGCTCACCTAATTGTTGTAATACTAATGCTGCTCCTTTCCAATCCATTTTTCCTCCTAATCCTCTATTCCATACTGTGTTAATCCAGCAGGATTAAAATCTCTAGACTCGCCACCAAGGTCACCTGTAAGACCTGCAAGTGTGCTTCTTGTAGAAAATATAATATTTTGCATTTCTGCTGATAATCTATCTAATTGTGATTGTTTATCATCAATAGCTTTTTCTCTTGTAAATGCTTGTCTAGACCTAAATTGATTTGCTAAATCTCTTCTAGCCCTATCTTGAGTTCCTGAGCCTGCTAGACCTGTTCTACCAAAGGCTGCAGACATTTTTCTGCTTTGGTCTTCAAATGCCATTCTATCGCTCTGCTGTTGAAGATTTAATCCTTTCATTGCAATACTATCAGGAGCAGCTAATCTATCATATTGTTCTTTTAAAAGCTTCAATGCTTCATTAGCTTGTTCTTTTGCTAATGCTGCTGTATTAGCTTTAGCACTTTGCTCAGCATCGCTACCTTTATATTTTCCAGCTTTCCACTTACTTGGTGAAAATAAATTTCTTGTTTGACCTTTTCCCATATTATCTCCTAAACTGTGTTCCTACCTCTTTAAATCCTATTCCTCTAAAAAAATTATTAGCTTTGTCATAATCAATTCCTGTATTACAATATACCCATACATCTTTAGCACCTTTTTCTATTCCCCATTTAACCCATTCATTTATCATTTTAAATACAGTTTTTCCACCCCTGCTTTCTTTTTTAACATATATAAAATGTTCTTGTAGCGATATGTCTTTAGAAAAATAATGTTGGTCTACGTATCCAAAAATCATTCCAACTATATCTAATTTTTTATTAAATGCAAGAACTCCACATTGATTTTCATCAAATATAATACTGTATATAAATTGTCTTGTTCTTTCTTCATCCCACTTATATGTATTAAAAATAGGACTTTCTTCATGCAATTCTTTGCCTAAATTTAATACAGCATCTACATCTTTTTCTTGTATATATCTTATCATAAATTAATCTTTGTTGGTTTTACATTTATATTTTGAGGATTACTACCTACACCCATCATACCTGCTAATGTAGCACCTGCAGCTACAGCTCCTGCTACCCATCCAATAGGATTATAAAAATTAGCTGCTGCTGTTGTTCCTGCTGCACTTGCCAATGTTGCTGTGCCTGCTACAGCTCCTGCACCACCTGCTATTTTTTGTGTTGCTGTTGTGTCAGGATTTAATACATCTTTAACTCCTGATGCTATACCTAAAACAGGTGCTGCTTTGCCCAATACTGTTCCTGTTGCTGTTCCTACTGCTTTTGGCGCAACTGTACTTGCAACACTTTCTACACCTTGAGCAATTCCTAAAGCAGATTGTGCTTGTGTTATTCCTGTCTCATCTGTTGAATCTAATCCTCTTATACCGCCTAATATTTGTGATGCACCACCTAATGCTTGAGATGCACTACCTTTACCAGCAACATCAAATGCTCTACTACCTAATGATAAGCCCGAACTTGCTGTACCCAAAGTATCTGTTGAACCTCTTAAAGATTGTATATCTCCAAATGCTCCTATTCCTTGCTCTAAATAATCATCCAAAGGTCCACCATTACTTGCTTTTTTAGGCATTTTACCTGTCTTGTTTAATTTAGCTAATAATCCAGGATTTGATTTTTCTAATTTTTTTACTGATGATTTTCTTATAACGTATTCTCCACCTTCCATTTCTATAGGTTGGTCACCAACTTGTGTTAATATACCACCCTCTGCATGCGAAGGACCAACTAGCTTACCACCTTTAGATTTTTTAGGAATATCGCCTTGATATTTTATAACATCATACTCTGCTTGCGCAGAATCAAAAACATCACTCATATCTTTTAATTGCATCATTGCTGCATCATTTCTTGCTTTTTTTCTCATTTCTTTTGCTTTATTTAAATCTTGTTCAAAATTTACATCTAATGCTTTGCTTGCTTCATCATCGCTAAAACCTTGACTTTTTAAATATTCAAATCTTTGAAATTCATTTCTTTTTACTTTATTTCCTTCTTTGTCTTCTATTAAAGGCAAAGGTGCATCTTTTAATTGAGGATTCAAAACTAAATCAGGTTCATATATAAAGTCTTTAGCTCTTTGTAAATACTTTCCTTTAAACAATTCTCGTTCTTTTGGAGGTGCAGTAACATATTTTTTAATTAATTTTTCACCTTCTTGACCTGCAAATATAGTTTCATCATATTTATCTTTTAAAAACTCATCTCTATAGTCTTTTATTTGTTTTAATCCACCCAAAGTAAATAATATACTACCTGTAATATCTTCTTTCTTTTTTTGCTCCTCTGCTATAGTATTTTGCAATTCTGCTAATAATAGCCTTAATCTGTCATTAAATTGATTAGATACATATCCTATTGATTGGTCTGATTTTGGTCCTGTTATTGCCATATTTACTCCTTAAAATCCTATTGCTATAAAGTTTATTGTTTGAGAGCCATTTATACTATTATTTCTATCTATTTTAAATCCTTTTGTATCAAATGATTTAGCATACATTGGGTACTGAGCATCTGCTTTTTGATTATTTATCATAACTCCTACACACATAGTATTAAATGATTTACTAAAGTTAACTGTATATTCACTATCATTATCTGTGCTATTTTCTCCCCATGTAATTTGAAACCCATTACCGAACTTTACATAACCGTTTTTTTGTAAACTACCTTCAGGTGTTATTGGCTCCCATTTTTTATTTAATTTAATAAATAATTTACTAACTCCATTTACTTTATTTATACGATACTCACCTTCTTCGCCCTCACTATTATCTAAGTTTGATTTTTGTGAAAAATTAACTCTAAAACCTTTAGTTTTATTTAATATTCTTTCAAAACGTGAATCCATTATCTACCACCTTTAAATCTATATACAATAGATATATCATTTACTTTAAAGTCTCCTGAAAAATTATCATCAGTAATATTTCTAGATTCATTATTTGAAGTATTTGAAATTGTTATAGGAAGTGAGTGATTAGAATTATACATAACAAATTGAAAAGAAAATATATTTTTTAATTTTGATGGTTGTGTAAATTTAAGCTCAACTCTTTTCCATTCACCACTTGTACTTTTAAATCCATTATCATTTAAATAATCATTAGATTCAAACTGTCCATTACCACTCAATATTCTATATGAAAACCCACCAGATAAAGCCATTCTTTGACCTTTATATCCATTTATTAAAAATATTGGTTTAATTCTTGTATCATTAAATGCTTTATATGTTATATATAATTTATAAACATTTTTCTTTGTTGATGGTTCTCCAAAATCATAATCTTTGCTTTTGTAAAGTATTTCATGTTCTCCTGAGTCATTTTGCACAAAATCTCTATTATTGTAAAAATCTGTCCATTTGCTTAACTTTGCATCTTCATTTACAGCACGACTATATAATATTAATTCATTTTTAGAATTAGTAATAAAATTTGATTTGCCAAAATCTTCTCTAGTAGGTTCATAAGCTCCAGGATGTAATGTCCAAGCTGCATTTACAAAATCATAAACATATACCCAACCTGAACATCTATCTACACCTCTATCATTTAAACTTTTTATTATTATTAACTTATTAGATGCTGCATCATACCCTATGCTTGGCATAGAATTTTTTTGAAAATTACCAGCTTCATCAACCATATCTTCAAACTCTGAGTTCATAAATGCTGCCCAACCTAAATATTCATGCCATTTATTAAATTCTTGATAATCACCTTCATCATCAAATAAAGCATCAAATGGAGCACTATGTCTTTGTGCATTTGTAGATTCTGCTCCTAAAGGTTTTCCTCTTTTTATTTTAGTGTTTATAAGATTTACAACTTGTCTGCCATCATAAAAATGACATCCTTCATCATTAATCCAAGCTATTCCATTTGGAGTTTTGCAAACCTGTGTATGATGTCTAACTCCTAATCCTTTATATGTTCCCTCTATAAAAGCAAAGTCTTGAGATACATTTATAATATATAAACTATTTCTTTTGTATTGCAGTATTCTATCTGAAAATCCTTCTAAGTGTATTATTTCATCTCCATCATAAACAACATCAATTAAGTTTTCTTCAGGAAATACATCATAAGAACCCACAGGACTTTGTATAATTCTATCATTATATATTCTTTTAATACTACCATCTTCTTTTAATGTTGCTACATTTCCAATATATGTTCTTCCATTTAATACTGTAGCAGTTTTGTATTTTTTATAAAAATTACCAAAAGGATTATAGCCTATTCTAGATTGATATGTTTCTCCAGGTAATAGTGTTATATAGTTATCCCATCCTGTTGCAAATGTAGAGTTTTCACTAGACCATAATAAATTACTCATTTGCTCTTCAACAGGTCTACCTGGAGTTCTAACTTTGCCTGTTAATAAATTAATTTCATGTACTAAAAACAACTCTCTGTCAGATGATACAATGTTACCTTCTGTAACTTCTGATATATAAAAACATATTCCTGTAATTCTAGGATTCCATGTTTTCAAATCTGCATATGTATAAGAATTAATAAAACTATCTTGAGTTCCTTTAGATGAATCTTTTCCTATCATTGCAAATCCTATCATAAACCTATCAGCATTTCCATCTGTTAAATCTATAGCTTTTAATGTATTAGCATTTTGTCCGCCATGCTTTCTAAGAGGAATAGGAGATGTTTCTTGTTTTTCATCATAGATATAAGTAATAAATCCATTCCAGTTTTTATGTAATGCTGAATCAATAGGTACAGTACTTCCATCTTCTAATACTTCCCTATGTCCAATCCATACTTTATTTCCAAGACCCGTGCCTCCATTAATTAAAGAATGTTGAACATGAAAAAAATTTGCCATAAAATTAAATTTACTTAACATATCATTTTCTGTCGGAGGTTGAGCATTTACATCGCTAGATATTGCTAAATAACTTTCTTTTGTTACACTATCAAAAGTTCCATCTCCTATTATAGATTCTCCAGGGTCTAATTCTGCATGCCCTAGATTATTGCTAGTATCTATAAATGAATTTTGTAAAATCCATCTATTAGTTTCATAATCACTTGCAGAAGGAATATCCTCATCTCCTTCAAAATCTTCTAATAAATCATTGCCTTCAGTAGATATTTGCCTTGCTTTTCTTAAATATTCATATTGTATAGGTAAAAATACTTTATTAGTATTATTGTTATTTTCAAACTTTGCATCATATATTCTAATACCATCATCACCTGTATAGTATTTAACTTTTGGATTAGTATCAGTTCCTAAGCTAAATTCTTCTATTAAATTTTCATTAAAACTATTTTCACCTGTTGCATCATATGGATGTACATGTATTTTAGAATTGCTATCTGCCATGAAAATAAAATTTGTTTTTTCTTGTTCAAAATTTAATAACCTATAATCTGCTGTAAAATAACCTAATCCATGACCAGCCATATCTTCATCTATATTTGTGGTTATTACATTATTTGTAGGACCTTCAGTTGGTACAGCCTGTCCACCGCCAAGACGCAGAACCCCTTTATCAGAAACATTCCATCCCCACAATATAGCAGATTCATTATCTCTAATATCTCGTGGGTCTGCATCTCTATTAACCCCACCTTCAAAGTTGATTAAATTAACGGTTCTTTTAGCCATTTACTTTAATATTACAGCCTTTACTACAGATTCTACAGATTCGTAAATTGCTTCAATAATTTTACCTTCTGTTTCTTCATTAATGATTGGAATGTTTACATTTTCATTTAACTCTTTAACAATTTTTTCTTTCATCTCATCGTTAAAAATGTAATTAGCTATCATTTCCTTCATGTCCATTTATTTGCTCCTTTTTTATGTGTTGATGGTTTACTTCGCAATACGGAGGACAACTATAGTCCCCTAGTTTTTTACCAAATTCTAAAGCATAATGTATTAATATTGCACATATAGCAATAATAATCTCGTCTCGCAATCTCTCATCTACTTTCTCTCCACTCGTTCCATTTAATTTTAATAGCTACCCATACAAACATTATAGGTATAGATATAAAAATAGATTTTATAAATGCTACAATAAAATCCATTATCTGTTCTCCCAATATTTTTCTCTCCATTTTTCTTCAAAACAATTATCTGTAGAATCTATGGGAGTAAGTACCCACTTACCATTCTCTTTATAAAAATCTCTATCTTCCCAATTACAAAAAAATCCTTCACTACTATAATATTCATCTACTCTTGGATATTTACAGTTATAATATTCGCCAACTCCAACTGTAAAACTAACTAATGTAAGCCATCCTAAAAATAACATTACTTTTTACCTTTCTTTTTTAAAGGCTTATCATCTCCCCATAATGGGTCTTGTGGCGTCTTTGATTCCATCTTAACACCATTCCCACCAATTTTAATTTTATTTCTATCCATAGATACTTCCATATCTTTATTAGCTTGGTCTTGTAAATGATGAACTAAATCTTTAGCTACAACAGCTAGTGGGTCTTCAGGTGCAGGCGGCACTACCATTCCATTAAGAACATTAATTAAACCTATTGTAATAGTAGAAATAAGTCCAGTTACAACAGCTAACTGTGATTCACCTAAATAATAAGCTGCAGCTATAAGCATACAAGCCATTATAAGTATAGTAGGCACACTAAATACACCTACCCAAAATCTAAGCTTATCTATCATAAGCCTTTTAGCTGCTGCTCGTTCTTTTTTCTTTTTTAATATTTCTTCTTTACTAAGTGACATTTTATCTCCTAATTAAATGCTGCAACTTGTAGTTGTGCATTTTCTGCTCTATTAACACTTCTAGCATATATTTTTTTCAAAGCATTAGCTGTCCCTGCTGCTACTGTAAGCTCTCCACTATGTGCAGAATTATAAATATAATGAACTTGAAATGTTGCATGAGGTGGACATCCTGTTAATGTAACAGTACCACCTTCATCATAATCAATGGTAGCTGTTCCTCCATTTACTCTTGACATTGTACCATCACCTTGGTCTAGCATTAAATGGTCAGTATTATTTCCTTTTACTTTTGTGCTTTGCAATGTATTTCCTGATGTTGAAGTCGCCTCTAATGCTGCAGCAACTGCTCCATCTATATTACCTATTGCAGGTACAATTCCAACACCAAAAACTGTAGTTCCTGAACTTGGAGCTGCTAATGCAATAGCTGAAGAATTTAATCTAGTTTTTGATGTAAATCTAACATCTCCATCCACAATAGATACTGTTACCCCTCTAGTTACTGAATTTGCATCTAAAGCTTCTTGTATTTTTCTTAAAACTCCTGTACTAGCACTATCTGTAGGTATTCCTAAAGTAACATCTGATGTATGTGTTGTAAATGATATAGTTTCTGCAGATGCACCATCTACTTGAATATTAAAAGCATATGCTGTATTCGCAACTAAATCAGAATCTGTAGATGAAGTTACAGCCGCTCCTTTATTTGTAGAATTTGTTATTCCTAATTCTTGATATCCTGCTGCATAAAAGTTAATTACATAAGAACCTGGAACTACTCCTGCTGTATCGGTTTCACCAAAATGGTCAGTAGAAGATGCTTCACCATTACCATCAGTTGGTCCATCATTAGCTCCACTTGTTATAGATTTAGTTATTGATGATACAGCTGCTACTGCTACTGCATTTGCAGCACTTTCAGGAGAATCTGTAGCATCTTCATTATAAATAACTACTCTTGGTGTAGGCAATACTATTTGGTCACCAGGAAAAATAATCGTACTTACAAAAGCTTCTCTTTTAAAATTAGAACCACTTGTCGGTGCTTCATCTACATTACTATTATCATAATATTGTGTAGCCTCTACCATAATTTCAGCAGGAACTTTTCCCGTATTTTGTATTCCTAAAAATTTATAGTTATTCATTGCATTACCTGCACCTCTTGCATCAGGTGTAAGTTCAAAAATTGTTGATGGTGGTTCATTATGAGATACTTGAACTTCCATATCTAATGCTTCGGTTACATCTGTTTTAGAGGTATTAGGAGTAAATAATTTTGTTTTTCCTCCTATAGTTGCAGATACTTTTCCTGCTATACTTAGTTTAGCCATATTAACTCCTATTTCCATTTAAAACTTCTCCCCATAAAGAAGTTTTGCCATTAATTATTTGTACTATATGGACTGAAAATAGTCCACTATCATAAAAATCTATTATTGCAAATGCATGAGCCCAATTAGTATCTCTGTGTTGTAACCATTGATTAGCTTCATGACTCATATCTTTTAAGCAACCTACACTCCATGCAGACTTAGGTCCATCATGATGAGTTACACTATGTTGTTGCAAGTCATGCCAATGTCCATACATTACATTGCAACCTTTTTTTCTTAAATGATTAGCTGCATGATACTGACCACCAAACTGATGACCATGATAAAAATGTAACTTTCCTACTTTTAAATATTTACCAAAAGGATAATAATGATATCCTCTTTTTTTTAGCTTTACTGCTTCTGCAAACTTATAATGCGGAAGATATGGATATTCTTCTACAAACATATTTAACCAATTATCATGATTACCTTCTGTTATATATCTTTCTTTACAATCAACTTTATCTAAAGATTCATCTATTATATCCATACATTCATTGACATCCTGCACTTCTTTATCTAATCCAGGTATAATATGTTCTAATGGAGGTTTCTTTCTTCTTTTCCATTTCCATGCACTAAAACTATTCCACTCTCCAATATCACCTAAATCAATATAAATATTAGGTTTTACCATTTCTATTGCTTGACAAAGAACGCTTATAGATGGTCTATCATGTAAAGGAAAATGTTTATCAGGAGTTACTATTGCTCTTTTAGCTGTTTTCAAATTTCTTTACCTATCAACCATCCTAATCCAGCTGTAATCATAGCTACTATACCTTTCATCCAACCTAACTGTATTTCATTATTTCTAACTCTGCTATTTATTTTTTTAACATCATCTTTTATCTCTGTTACAGTATCAACCATCCAATCTCTATGTTCTTTGGAAAATTTAGATTCATATTCTACAGCAGTTTTAATGTCATTAATTTTATTTGCTAAATCATTATCCATTATTCATTTCCATAAAATGTTTAACAGTACCTTTACCTAGCTCAGTATTGTATACTTTTTTCCAATACTTTGCTTGTGCTTCCATATCTTCTAATTTTGGTATTGGATTTTTATCTCTTCTATAACACAATCTACAAAAAGCTACTTGCAATGCTATATTTCCCATAACTCTTGTTTCTGCATCACTATCATCATACCCAAGAGCATATAAATCTGATTTTATCTGTGGTCTATATGCCACATAATTATCTAAAACATCATACATAGTTGCAGGTTCTATTTGAAAAAAACCTATAGCAGGTCCACCACCCATTTGTTTTAAATGCTTATAGCCTGTTTCAGCCATTCCTGTTCTATAAATCATAGCAGCAGCATCTTCTGAATACATACCCATTTTATATAATGTCCACTCTATAATATCTTTTATTTCTTTTTTCATAGTATCCCTAATGTTTTATTATATTTTACTTGTCTTGGTCCTCTAATTCTATTGCTAGATGCTGTTCTCATAGCCATTTGAACACACTCTTGATATCTTTTTCTAAAGTATTGAGCCATCCTTAGATTACTAATATCTACTGCTGATTTTTTTTCATAGCCTTTCCATAATACATACATTAATATTGCTTCATGATGCTGCTCATCAAACTCAGGCTTATCATCTAACTCACCTAATATAAATTTACCTGATGGAGCAGTACCTGCAGCTTCTTCTCTATCATTTAATACTTCAGCTTTTTTTGTTGCATAAATTCTTATAGTTACAGCCTTATGAGGCGATAAAAATTCACCTTCAGGCTCTATTGCAGGTACAACATCTATGCCAGTTGTAAGAGTATCTTTTCTATATGCTATTGCTATTTGATTTCTTTCAACCCAATATACATATTCTTTTTCTATATTATGTGGATATGTTGGTTGTGCCATTATGTTGTATCCTTAACTCTTGGTTTATTAATTAATCTAGGTATTGCAGTTCCTTTACCTGTTCCATGGTCATAGATAACTTCTTCTATCTCTATTATATTTTCATCTAAATCATAAAATCTTTTATCTATTACTGTGCTTATATCAAATGTTCCTCTAACTAATTTTGTTTGCATGCTAAAATCATTTAATGCTCTATTAGCTTCTAATACTATTTGATTATGACCAAGCTCAGGATGATGTTGTTGTACTAATTCTATAAGTTCTTGTAATTTCATTAACTATCTCCTAGCTTTACACCTTCTGATATAAACATAGCTGTGTATTTATCAGTTAATATTTTTTGTTGTATTTGCAGTATTTGTATTAAAAATGCATGTCTCTCTATATTAGACTTATAAGTTTGCTGTTGGTCTGATTGACTTGTTTGATATGAAGATAAATATGTCTGTATTTTACTTATCTGCATTTGAGCTAGTTCTGAATCTTCTTCGTCTTCTATATATTCAGCTAAAACTTGAAACCATCTACTATAATCATCAAAATTAGCATCAATTCCTAATGGTGTTTCTTCTGCAGCAATATTTTCCATAGCTGTTAAACTATTAGTAGTTCCATCAACTTGAGGAGAAGTATATCCGCTTGTTAATGTACCTGATAAATTATTTATTTGTCTTTGCAAATTATGTATGCCAGCATAAGTAAGTACATGCTCATAATATTCTGTAGGAAAATTTGCTATATCTGAAGTGCTGCTATCAATATTTGTAATTGTATATTCAGGTATTTTTTTATATGATACAGGATTACTTGAATTAGGAGCTGGTATTACAAATAAAGTTCCTGAATCTATATAATATACAGGGTCATAAGCATTATTAGCATAATATATACTATTTTCATTTAATATAGTATATTTACCTTCTTCTGATGATACATACCTGCAAGGATAATAATTTCCTGTATTTTCTATAGATACTAACTCTGCATCATCTACATATGCTGTATCTGATGTTGTCCCAACAAATACTATTGAAAATATACTTAATGTTGTTGTTGCAGTAAACTCTACAGATAAAGATTGAAATGATGTAGTTACTATTGCAGTATCTGATTGAGCTAATATAGTTAATAAATTAGTTCTTGCTTGCAATACTATAGCTGCTACGCTATTACTAGCTGGACCCTTTAAATTTATTGTATATTTATATTTTTTACCTATTTCTGTAGTATGAGCATAATAAGCATAATTTGTTGCACCTGTACAAGTTAATAATAATCCATTAGAGCCTGTTTTAGCTGCACTTGAATTAATAGATATAGAGCCTGGAGTTCCTATATCTGATGAACTATCCAACCACTCTCCAGATGATACAGATGTTAAGTTTGTTTGTTCTGTTACACTACTTTCAAATCCTGAATTAACTGCGCTTAATAAATTAGAGCTATTAGTTATAGCTTCTTTTTGTCTGTATACACTTACTATATTTCTTTCTGATGTAACAGATACAGATGCAGTAGTAAGTGAATGAGAAGTTGTAAATAAATCTAATTTTTGAGGATTTACAGCTTTTACACGATTAATAACATCATAGCATCCATCGGTAATAAATGTTTCAATAGCATTATCATCACTACAGTCTCCTGATAAATCTTTTATTCTATCTAAAAAATTAGTAACTAATGCCATGCCATACCTTATATATTAATATATTTGTGCTTGTATAATAACCAGGATAATCTATTAATATTTTATATTCTATCATATCCGTTTATTCTCCTGTAAATGTTGATGAGTTTGCTAATGTTTGTGCTTCTGTTTTAGTTAATACTGAGTTATTAGGATATGCTAAACTAGCACCTAAATTTGTTATAGCTGATAGTTCACCTGTCAACATAGAAAACTCTCCTTTAACAATGATATA